CCCGAATTGACTTGTGGCTTGCGACTAATCAACGAATAGAAGGGTGGGTTGCTATGAGCAACAACTACTGGGATGAAGAAGAAGACGAAAACCAAGATAACGATGCAAATCTGCAAGGCGATGACTTAGTTAAAAGACTAAGAAAAGCCAAACGTGCAGATGAGAAACGTATCAAGGAACTGACTGAGCAACTTGAGGGATTGTCCAAGGTGCAGCGTGAGAGAGTCGTCAAGGAAGTCCTAGAAAAGAAGGGCGTTAATCTAAAGGCGCAACGCTTAATTATGAAAGACTTAGAAGACATTAGTGAAGAGTCAGTTAATTCTTGGCTTGACGAAAATGCTGATTTGTTTGGATTAAAAAGCGCAGAGTCTGCGAATCCTGAACAAGAACTTAATCGAGCAGCCTTAAGGCAGCAAGATGTTCTTACTCAGAATTCATTAACCCCTGAACGTACAGAGGACTTGGAAACAAAGATATCTAATGCACAATCTGCAGATGAAATTCTTGCCATCCTCCGTGCAAATCAATAATTAATCCATAGTAATTCTAATCACCTTGGAGGTGACAAATGCCTAATGCATACACAGGAGTAGGTTCGTCCACACTTGGAGGAACCGCTGGTGGTGCAGGTCTTGTCCAACAAGCATATGACCGCTTATTGGAGTTTGCTCTCCGTTCTGAACCACTAATTCGTTCAGTCGCAGATAAAACACCTGCCCGTCAATCAATTCCAGGCTCAACCGTAGTTCTACAGAAGTACGTTGACTTGGCACAAAAGACATCTACTCTGGCAGAAACAACTGACCCAGACGCAGTAGCACTGTCAACACCAACAACAGTTTCTATTACTCTTAACGAGTATGGTAACTCAGTGTTGGTAACACGTGCGTTGGAACTATTCAGCCTTGCTGATGTAGACCCAGCAATCGCAAACATTATTGCTTACAACCTAGCAGATTCTATCGATGCAGTAGCAATGGAAACATTGCGTGGCGGAGATAACAAGATTTTCTCAGGTGCTACAGCAACATCTACAGTAACAGTTACAGCAGCAGCAACAATTGACTCAGCAGATATCCGTAGGGCTATCGCTAAGTTACGTTCTGCTAAGGCTGTAGCACGTAAGGGTTCACTATACTGGGCTGGTATCCACCCAGAGGTATCCCATGACCTACGTGCAGAGTCATCATCTGGCCAAGGCTGGCTACTTCCTAACCAATACGGTTCTTCACAGGACCGCATCTGGGCTGGAGAAATTGGTAACTACGAAGGTGCATTCTATATTGAATCACCACGTCTTTACTCAGCCAAGGATGGTGCTGACCAATCAACATTAGCAACAACAGCAGTAACAGTAGCAGGAACATCAGCAGGATTTACATTCGGCGTTGCTTCTTCTGCAGTAATTGCTAGCCGTGCTGAGGTTGGAGACAAGATTTCAGGAACAGGTGTTGCTTCAGGTGCAAAAATCACCGCAATTTCAACATCAGGTTCAACAACAACATTCACTGTAGACACAGCAAACACTGCTGCAGTTACAGCGACAACAGTTGTAACCGTAACTCCTGTAACTCGTGTATTCCGTACAATTATTGCAGGCCAGCAAGCAATGGCACAAGCCGTTGCTGAAGAGCCACATGTAGTTATCGGACCAGTAGTTGACAAGTTAATGCGTCATCGCCCAATGGGTTGGTATGGCGTTCTTGGCTTTGCTCGCTACCGTGAAGAAGCACTGTATCGAATCGAATCAGGTTCATCAATCGCTGCTCTTTAGTAGCAATGAGGGGTGGGGTTTACGCCCTGCCCCTCTCTTAATAAAGGACTTAAATGACTACATATGTTTTTGATACACCAATAGTTAGAGAAGGTCCAGCGGGTGGACACCGCTTGTTTTACTTTTATAAGTTAAATCGTGGGATAACTATTATTCGTGATAATGGTGTATATAAGCAAGTACGCTACTTAGTAGATGAAGATTTACAGAATTACCAAGAGGTTTACCTTGGCGGCAGCCGTCATATAGTTGACGAAGATACCAAGACAAGATTAATTGCAGGCAATGTTGGAGTTACAGAGGCTAACTTCACAGCACAATAGGGGGCAGTATGGAATGCGACCACAAGAGTAAGGTTCTTGATTGGGCATATGAATTAAAAGATGGTCAGATGAATCAGTATGTATCCTTATATGGATGTACTGAGTGTGATGCTACATCACCTAAACCGTTTATAACTAAAGAAGAAGTTTTTCAAGCAGACCATAGCAACTGTGATGCTAATCCTTGCTTTGGATGTAAGGCTAAAGGATTACAATTGAGCACAGGTGATGCCAATGGCAGAGCATCTATGCCAATGCGTAAATGGGAAGGCGAACTAGAAGCCTATAGGAATGCTCGTAGACAGGGTATTCAACCAGCAGGAACTACTATGAATAAGATAGTTGCTGCAGAGAAAGCATCAGAGAATTTGGGTAGGGCTTACAATGCTGAGAAGGACCCAAATGCTAAACACATAGATAAAAAAACCGCTAAAACAATCAACGAACTAGGAGCATAATATGCCAATGGTAGACGGAAAGAAGTTCCCTTACACAATGAAGGGCAAGGCTATGGCTAAGAAAGCAGCCAAGAAGTCAGATAAGAAGATGGTTATGAAGAAGATGACCATGAAGAAAATGGGTAAGAAGAAGTAATATGGCAATGCCAAATAAAAAACCAAAACCTAAGCCTACTGTATTGAAAGGCAAGGCAGCAATTGATGCATATCAAAAATCAATATCTCCTAAAGATATGGTTGCAGCGGAGGCTGCTGCTAAAAAAGCGATTGAAGATAAGTATCCAGGACTCTTTATACCCGAAACTAAAATCTCACCACCTGGACGTAGAGGTAGATAATGAAAGCCAAAAAGGGAATGGGTTTCAAAGCAGCCCAGAAACAGATTGCGAAGAAGCAAGGAATATCTATGGCAGGTGCTGGCGCTATCTTGGCTGCGGGTGCGAGGAAAGCAAGTAGTGCTGCTAAGAAAAAGAATCCTAACTTATTAAAGGTTAAAGGTAAGAAAAAATAATGGCATCATCTGGTAGTTACAAACGCCATGATGGTTTTAATCCAGTTCAAATTAAAGACGGCCTAGTGGTTCGTATGGGTAAAAACGGAATCATTAGGTCTGTTCTTGGAAGGTATGGGGAGTATGGCAAAGAGTCCAGCGTGGACACGCAAAGAAGGTAAGAACCCTCAAGGTGGTTTGAACGCCAAAGGTAGGGCATCTGCTAGAGCACAAGGCATGAACCTTAAGGCACCAGTTAAGGCTGGTGAAGCCAAGAGGTCACCTAAGTCTGCTGCTAGACGTAAGTCTTTTTGTGGTCGTATGTGCGGTATGAAGGCTAAGTTAACCTCTGCCAAAACAGCAAAGGACCCAAATTCTAGAATTAATAAATCACTTCGTGCTTGGGATTGTAGTTGCAGATGAAGAAGAAAACTAAATCTAAAGTTAATGAGGCTGGTAACTATACAAAGCCTAGTATGAGAGCAGCATTGTTTAAGAAGATTAAGGCTGGTTCTAAGGGTGGAGACCCAGGGGAATGGTCAGCACGTAAGGCACAATTACTTGCTGTGCAATACAAGAAGGCTGGCGGAGGATATAAGTAATGGCACTTGCTAAATCTCAAAAGTCTTTAAAGGATTGGACTGCACAGAAGTGGAAAACTTCTGACGGTAAACCATCTAAGGGCAAAAAAAGATATCTACCTGAGAAAGCGTGGGCTGCATTAAGTCCTGCCGAAAAGGCTGCAACCAATAAGGCTAAGGCTGCGGGTAATAAAAAGGGCAAACAATTTGTTAAGCAACCAAAACCAATAGCCAAAAAAACATCTAAGTACAGATAAGGTAAATTATAGTGTCTACTCTAAATAATATGGTTGATGAAGTTCTTATTAACCTTGCTGGCTATACCCTACAGCAGGATAAGTCTACACATCTTACTGCAACATTAGCCACTACAACATCTACCATTGCTAGCCCTACAGTTCTACAACTTGCAAGCACAGACCTTGGTAAGGGTACTATTGAAATTGGCGAAGAATTATTATGGGTTGATTCATTTGACCGTATTGCTAACACAGCAACTATCTCACCTTATGGTAGAGGTTATTTAGGTACCACACCATCT